TGCCTGTTTTTTAATGTGCTTGATTAATGCTTCTTCGATGTCTCTTGCCGCCTCATGCTCTTTGGCTTTCACCGCCCTGGCAAACCAACCGAGTTTGCCTTCTTGCTTGAATACCTTGCCCCTATTGGAAGCTCGCCTCAATGGTATCTTTCTGCCTTTTCGGCGAACGCCCTTTGTCGTGCGGGTTTTGGTGCCCATCTCGAACCACTTGAGGCGGTAGTCTCCCATGATATGCACCTTTGCGGTCTCGGCATCCCTCGACACCACCTTGACACCTTTTGCAAGGCTGCGCTTCTCGGTCTTGCCGTTGGCGCGGGTGTATGTCGTGGTCTTCCTTACGCTATGACCAATCACTTCCTGGAGGTTCTTGACGGCTTGGGCCTTGACCTTGTTGGCGGCTGTTCTTAACGCCGCTTTGCTCACCTTTCGCTGGTTCTTGGTGGATAACCTGCGGAATAGAGCATAACAGCGTGAAGCGTCAACCTGTATGCCGTCAGTAGCCATCATTCGTTGATCAGTTCAGTGCGTATCAAGTACTCTCGGCGGTGTGTGCGGCGGTCAATGGAGAGAATGCGATACTTTAGACCATTCCAAAGTATCTGCATCTCTTCGTTGACATCGCCCTGCCAGCGGATGGAAAACGTGGTAACCCTACCGTGAAAAATCTCCTCGTTGTCTATCTCCCTGTCACCACGGATGTAGTTCACGGCAGATGGCAGGTTGACGGCAACGTCAGTCCAGACGGTAGTTGTGGAACCGTAAACATCACGCTCCGCAACGGGTCGCTGGATAGAAATCCTTTCGGTAAGTTTTCCCGCTTCCATCATCGACAGCACTTGTTGAGTTGTCCGTAGTTGATAATCTTGCCAAGAAGCGCCATCACGTTAGCATAGGGCACAACGTGTTGCTGTGCGCTCGATATACCCTCACGATTCTCATACAGCGCGGCGGCTTGCATGAGAATCGCGGTATATATCTGGGCGGGCAACACACCATCATCACCGATGTACACCGACAGGCTCTTCACCTGTAGCGTTTCGGTGACGGTCTGCTCGGCAGAGCATAGATAGAGCGCCAGCAAATCATCTTCATCAGTGGTGGAGATGTAGCTGTGCTTTTTCAAGTCTGCTACCGTTGCATATTTCGGTGTGTACTGCATAGTGACGGCTCAAGGCTTTAGCTGCCAGCGGCAACGGTGGTGAACAACTTCAAGGCACCTGCGCGGGCAACTCCGTAGTCGAAGTAGCTGTTGATGGTGATTACCAACTCACCAGTACCGGCAGCGGTGTAGGGGTCGACGGTGAGGTCGAGCGCACCCCACTGACCGATAACGAGGTTGCTCCAGTCACCATAGTAGCCGAGGTTAGCGCCACAGCCAACCGTCTTGAACAGCGGGGTACCGTCCACGTTGCCAGCCTCATAGATCAAGCGGGTGGTCTTGTTGTAGGTCATGGCACGGATAGCGGCAACGGCCTCGGGCGATGCGATGTAAGCAAACTGCTCACCGACAGCGAGACGCTCAACGGCAGCCTCAACGCCAGTCAGCTTTGCCCAGTCGGTAGCAGCGGCAGCGATCTGACCGTTACCGATACCCTTGGGAGCACCACCAGAAGCGGATGCGGAGCCGAACATGGTAGCGTTGAGATTGGTGATGACAGCCTTGCGGATGTCGCTCAACAGGGTCGCCTCGATAGCTGCGTTGTCCTGAGCGACCATCTGCTTGCTCAACTTGAACTGAGCGGTGAGGCGGTGAGGTGCCAGGTTCACGGAGGTGAACGTATAGGCGGGGTCGGTTGCGCTGCCTACCTCGGTTGTCCATGCGACGTTGCCACCACCCAAAACGGGGATGCGCAGGTCACCAACGAGACCGGGGTAGAAACGAGCGCCAGCTTTGACAGCCACCAAACCCTCGCGGATGGGGGCAAAGGTGTTATAGACATCAATGCCGATGGTGTCATCATGCTCGGCGGTAACCGTAACGGCTGCACGCTGCTGGGGGATGATGATGTCGCCATAAGTGGTGAGGTTTGATTTGTTCATCTCCTCTCGGCCAGCACGGATGACGGCTTTAACATCCTCGCTCATCCCATCAGATGAGATGTATTCGCGAATGGCGCGGATGAGGGAGAAGTTGCGCTTCTTCTCATCACGCACCTTGATGGAGCTGACCTTCTTGCTCACGGCTTCCTGGCCAGCCTGGAGATCGGTAATGGAACGCTTCATGCCTTCCATTTCAACCTTCAGAGCGTCGAACTGTGCGGTGTTATCCACGCTGCGCTCCTGCTTTTCTTCTTTCTTTTTGTTCTCTTCCATGCTTTCAGAATTAGAGTTAGAGTTATTATTGTCTTGTTCGTTGTCAATCATCCCTCGTTGGAGGGCACCGTCCAGCACGGCTGCACGGGAGTCCACATTGGTCTGCGGATATGCAGGGTGGATGACCACGCTAACGTCATATAAGCCGTTAACCTCATCGACGTAGCGGATGAGCGCCCTGGAGTCTTTCTCGTTCTTCTCGTAGTGTACGCCAGTATCCTCGTTACACTTGTAGGCAAAGGAACACCCGCGAAAATCACCACGGCGAACACCTTGCAGCACCGTTTCACCGTCGTTGGTCATGGGTGCTTCAAAGCTGAACTTCAAGCCGCGCTCGTCAAGCGAGAGGTGCAATGAGCCTTCACCGTTGACGGAGCGGGCGACCATGCGCCTGTTGTCGTGGTCGATGTTGGCGATAACGTCACTCTGCGCAATCAGTTCCTCGGTGATGCTTCCAGGCATCATGACTTCTTCGACCATTCTGCCCTTGTTCCAGTCCGGCAAGAACACGCTGCGCTCATTGAACACAACGGCATAGCCTTCGATGGTACGGGAATTCTCCAGCGCCCTCAATTGGCAGTTTTCGATATTTCGGTAAATCTTAGTCATTTCTCCCTTGAATTTTTGTTGGGTTCCTCAGTTGTCGGTTCTCCCTTGATTTTCGCGGAGTCAATGGGAGCGACATTGCATGAGATATACGCGGAGTCACCACCCTCGACAGGGGCGTGACCCTCGCGGATTCTCACCTCGTTGGGCGTAAGCACTCCAGCAGATATCATCTTGGTGTAATAGTCTGCTTTGGTGCCCAGATCGCCAATATAGTAATCGTCCAAGTCAAACTTGACGCGTAGCCTTCCAAGTTGGCTGTTGGGGATGAGCTTCACGGTTAACTCAGTCTCAATCTTGTTGATTAACGGGAACAGGGTATCGGTCATGAATGCCGTTTGCGCGCTCTCGCTGCCCTTGTAGTTGGTGGATGATGACTGGAACACCCTATCAGGATGGACACCAAAGAAGCGGCAGATATCAAGCACGTTGAGGTTCTTTGACTCCACCAGCTGAAGGTCACTCGGTGACAATGACAGTTGGTTAAACTTCATTGTGCCGGGCAAGGTGAAAATCTTAGCCCCGCTCGTGAGTTGGCTGGTGATATTGTCCTTTACCGCCTTCAGCTGGTCATCTTGGGGAGCGCCGAAGCCCTGCGTGAGATTGCTGTCACCGCTGATGAAGCCCCTAAGTGTGGAACCAGTGGCGAAGCTATCCATCTGCAAGCTGTCGAGATTGCCGCCAATGCCTAACACCTTCTGCGCATAGGCCAGCGTTGACACACCAGTAAACCCACCATCAAGGCTCAAGTTCTTGAGGTGGATGATACGCCAGCCCTGGCATGAGGTGATAAGGTTGTTGACATCATCGTTGATGGTGTATGTGTCAGTGTCCCTGTTGTAGTCACACATCCCATTAGGGATAAGATACAGGCGTGATATATCCCCATCAGCGTTGAAATACGGGTAGATGTAGGCATTGCCATGCAGCAGCATCTCGACAACAGCAGCCTTCCAAAAGTCAAAGGAATTGACGCGCTCGTTGGGCTTGAGACGCAGAACAAGTTCAAGCGGGTGTTTCTCATCCACCTGCCAGTACTTGCCAATCCTGCGCTCGATGTCAATGCCAAGCGATGCCACTGTACCGCTCACGATATCCACGCAGCGCCACACCGCCGCCAACATCATGCCGCTGTTGGTGGTGGTGGCAACAGTGTAGGTCTTACCGCCAACGGTGACCTGCAACACTGGAGGCGCTCCAATGATTGAGCGTTCTTTCTTCTTGCCTTTGAAAAAATCGAGCAATCCCATTTTCATCGCGTGTTATATATATAGGCAAAAGTGTTAAACAGCACTTAATTATCAAACAAACTTAATTGTTTGATTGTTGAACCGTCTGCCATTTTGATGATGCCGTGGCATTCTTTCTCAAACCGCTCGTTGGCCTTGTCGAAATACTCTTTGTCAAGTTCGCAGCCCCAGTAGTCGTAGCCGAGTTTATAGGCGGCTATACGGCTGGAGCCGCTTCCCATCATCGGGTCGAAGATTTTACCCCCCCTATTTTTGGTAGGAATGTTTTCAGCAGCCATCCATAGAGCGCAACGGGCTTTTGTGTCGGGTGTATGCGGATTTCCTTGTTGCTCATGTCCTCTTGCAGCATCCCGTGCCAAGTGTAACGAAATTTACGCACTGCCGATGGTAAAGATGTCCACGCGAGTTCACAATCAGCATATCCATTGTTTCCGTTGTTTTTGTCCCACACAATCCAACAACTTGCGTCTATCGGCATTCGGCTGATAAAGTGATTTGCACCAAAAATGATTTGATGACGTGATACACGAAATATTTCATTAAACACATCTCGCGTTGGCGGTTGCAAGTCCCACGACGCAGCGTTGCCGTAGTCACGAGATGCAGCAGCAGCGTTGCCGTGTCGCTTGCCGGCACGGTTCTGCTGTCGTGCGTCGGCGGCGATTCCATACGGTGGGTCGGCAATAACGAGGTCAAACGCATTGTCGGGCAGTCCACGCATATACTCCATGCAGTCGCAGTTATAAACTTTACTTATCGGTTCCATCTCTAACTTCTCTTTTGTTCAAGTGCCACACCAAGCGACATCAACGAGGTGATGGCACCGTCAATCTTCTTGTTTTCGCTTCGCTTCAACGGCTTGCAGTTATCCATGCTGTCACGGTCTAATACGCAGTTGTCAAAGCAGTAGTTATTTATCGGGTTCTCGTTGAACGTGAGCAACCCCATCTCAATCATCCTCACTATCGCCATGCAGGGTTTGGTGAAATAGTAGTAGGTCTGCTTGTATGGATGCAGGTACTTTTCGCCCCCGCAATTAATGATCAGGTTGGTGAAGTCAGCCGCCTTGTTCGGGTCGTATCCAATTTGCAAAATGCGCAAATTCCTTCCATGTGCCAATATGTCGTTAACCATCTGCCCGTAGTCGATGATGTTACCCTCGCACAGATGTAGATATCCACCATCCACCCAACGCTGATACACCTCCCTGTTGGGGTGTTTTGCCATTTGACCCTTTGGGAAATAGTATTCCGTGTGGATGTGACTGCGCTGCTCGTTCTTCAGGTAGATATAGTAACTCACAGCCGAAAAGTCATTGTCAACTGACAAGTCAACCGCCACCTCGCAGTCCGCACGATAACCCAGCGAGTCGATATCCAGCTTGCGCGAGTGTTCGCGGATGGTGCTGCCCTCAATCCAACTCTTATCGTTACCCGTGACGAAGATGTTGAGCATTTTTGTACGGAATGCCTTCATGTTCTCGGCGCTCTTCTGTGCCTCTGCCCATTGTTGCTCGTAGAAGTCTGGGCGAACAGTCACACCGAGATGTGGCTGCACCTTCGCCCATGTGTGCGGGTCGCTCTCGTCATCGTCGCAGTCGGGCGTGAAGATGTGCGCAAAGCTGGTGTCATCCTCGGTGTAGCCTCCAAGCACCTCACGCAGCAGCACACCCTTCTCATGCTCCAGTTCCTCGACGAATGGCGCAGTCTGCTTGTCGCTTGCCGTGGTGATGGTGATAAGCAGCGGATTGGTACGCATACCCATTGACGTGGTCAATACGTTGCGCAAGTCGGCACTGTCAGCCTGGGCATACTCATCCATGATGACCGTAGAGGCGTTAAGACCATCCAACTTGTCGGGGGAGTTGCTCAGGCAGCGGATACTGCTGTGCCTACCATCGCGCCACTTGATAAGTTCCCTTGTGGCTTTGAACCTAGTCCAGCCGGGGTCGAGGCCATGCAGTACACGGCTGATTTCATCAAAGCAGATTTTCGCCTGATCGTAGGAGTTGGCACCGGTATATGCCTGGGCATTATCGTCACCGAACAGGAAATCATAGATGGCGAATGCGCATACCGATGTGGTCTTGCTGAACTTGCGCGGCACGAACAGCAGGGCGTTGCGCACGAGCCTATTGCCGTCATCCTTGACAAACCCCATGATGCTTGCGAACTGAAACACCTGTACAGGGGTTAACTTGTAGCTTTGCCTTCCGTTCTGCCCGCTGAACTTCAAGAACTCGTAGAAGTGCATGAAGTTGACGGCTGCGGCGGTGTCAAAACTGTATGTTTCAAGCATCCGTAGAAATTTTACGGCTGCAAGCAACTCATAGACGTTATGCGCGTTGGGCTTGGTGATAAGCGACCTGATGTATTTGGTTAGGCGCGTGTCAATAGCGCCCAGCAGGTATTTGCCGAGCTTAACGCCTTTCAGCCGCTCAATGGCCAGCCGTTTAGCTTCTCTTTCGATTTGTTTTCCTTCGTCTGTCATCGGGCTTGCTCTGGAGCATCATCGACTGAAGCTGCTCCAACGGGTTGGTGGTGGCAGTCTTGACCGCATCGGTGTTGGACTCATTACGACCCGCCAACTCAATCAAGAACTGGCAAGCCCGCAAATCGCCTTCATCGATGGCCTTGCTCACCTGAATACGCAGCAGCGCCTCACGGGTGGTCATCTTCACTCCGTCAAGCTCAGTCTCTTCATCGAGAATGCTGATGGCCAGCCTTTGAGATGGGCCGTCGGCAAGCATGAGTCTTGGCAGATTACTGCCTTTCAGTAGGTTCGCCTTACTGTTGGGGTGTTCCCCGCATTTTTCATATCCCATTTTTAATCCTTTCTATGAAATCGTTGATATCGTTTTCCATCGCTTCCTTGATATGGGCTTTGCCCAACTGCCGGTGGATGTCATGGTGGCACTCACTGCACAATGCCATGAGGTTGTTTTCATCGAATGCCAGCGCTTCCATCTCTTTACGGGTGCCAGCGCTCTCGATCGGGACGATGTGGTGTACCTCGGTGGCCTTTCTTGGGCGTGGCCCTCCAGTGAAGTAGTTCTTCACGCACTGCTCGCAGAAACCGCCATTGTCGATTTCGTTCTTCAGCAGCTTCATGCCTCGCAGCTCGCTCCATCTGCGACTGGTGATGATTGCCCTGTAGTCAGGATTGGCGTTTCTCCCTCTCATGCCGGATATCACTGAACATTGCAGATATTTCCTCTTCCTGGGCTGCTGCCCTCATCGCCTCCCGCTGCTCTTTGGTGCCGTCGATGATGTAGCGCATGAGGTCGATGGGTGGTCGCTCATCAGTCCACACGGACGGGTCGGCAAGCCTCAGGTAACTGGAGATAAGCAGTCGAAGCAGGGAATATATCGACTCCCTGCGTCGGGCGAGAATGTTGTCAAGGATTGTGGCTTCTTCCTCGGTTAGCCGCGTTGCGATGAATTTGTAAGCCATGATTTTCTATTGCTGCTGAACTTCCACCCGAAGTTCAAATTTATCTTTCCAATG